CGTCGCCATCTCGTGGCTCGCCATGTAGCTCTGGATCTCGGTGGTGATGGCCTCTTTCTGCTTGGCGATGGCTCGCTGCGCTTTCATGCAAGCGTCGTATTCCATCGCCAGCTCGGACAGCTCGTCCGTCAGCTCGATAGATCCCGCGCCATCGTCGGCACGTCGCCAGGTAGCAGCGGCGTCGTTTGGCGTCATCGCCGGATACCAATCCCGGTCGCCGTGGTCGCGGTACTGCTTCACTCGAGCATCTAAGTCGAGCACGTCGGCAGTGATCTTCGCCTGGACCGCGTCCTCGATGCCGTACAGATAGACGCGCAGCTCGGTGCCGCCATACAGTGTGCCAATCGCCGCCCACTTGTATCCGGTACACATCATCGCCGCTTGCACCTGGAGAGGGCCACGGAACGGCGGCGGCTCGTCTCGAGGTCGGACTGCCGTCAGCTTCGCCTCGAGGATACCCGGCCCCTCGAGGACGATGCTGTCGCGCCCCATGACGTAGATGTTCTGGCTCGGGTCAGTCGTGAATTCGATATCATTGCCATGACCGATGCCGTCCAGGCTAACCGCCAAGGGTAAATTCGGATGCTGGAACGGTTCCAGGATCTCGAGGTCCGCATCGATGGCGAGCTTCTGCATCGTTCCCTGGAGGATGTCGCCTTCGTGCTTGTTGCCCCACTCCGCTGCCTCGATGTACTCGCGCTCGCCGGAATAAACGCCACCATTATCGACAGCATTGAACGCTCGCTTGAGACAATCGTTGGGGGTCTGATAGGGGCTCACGCCAGCCAGAGCAGCAATCATCGAACCGCTTGCCTGGTAGTCGGGCGTCAGCTTACCCTGCGCTTCGCCGCTCATGGGTGAACCTCACCGAAGAAAACAAGGACGGACAACAAAAGGCCCATGCCCATCATCATAATTGCCAACTCGGCAAACCGTTCGAACCAAAACCTCATAGTTCAATCTCCGCAGAGATCGCTAACAGGATTCGGTGTCCCTCCCTATGCTAACCCATTGAAATGGGCTAATTGATGAGACCCGCTCCGGGCCTCCAAAACCTGTTAGCGATCCCTTGTTTTCTGGGATTTCGTTACAGAGAGAGACACTTTTTCAGCATCGAGAGGGACACTAACGTTTCCGAGACGTTCTAGTCCACTCGTTGCCAAATCTTTTTTGCTCGCTTGCTCGGTGTAAAGATCCGCGAGCTTGCTCGTCGTCCAGCCGAATGTTGCCTTCAGCTCCGAGCTGGTCGCACCGTTGTCGGCGAGAATTTTTGCCAGCGCTTTCCTGACGCCATGCGCCGTGCATTCTCTCGGCAGACCGGCCATGCTTGCTCGCTCGCTGAACCAGTGCGAGATCGATTTCTGCGTGAACGGTTTGCCAAAGCGCGTCAGCACATAGTTATTGAGGCTGACGATGTTCGCCTCTCGAGCTGCTTCGATTGCATCTCGTAGCGGCGCAGAGATGGGCAGGTTCATATCGACGCCCTGGCGCTGCTTGCCGACCCGCTTCTGCGTCGTGAAGACCATGCGGTCATCGACCTCGTTGCGGGGACCGAGCTTCTGCGCGTCGGATATCCTGACGCCGAGATAAAACATCAGCGACATACATAGATGCGGCGCGGTGCCAGGGGGCCAGTAATCGAAGAACTGTTGCACCTGGTCAGCGGTCCAGGTCCAGTGGCCGGAGTACCTCGTGCCGTCGAGCGAGGTGTGCGTCCTCGAGCGCAGCGCCGGATTGTCGGCTGGCTTCTCGACGCCAACAAATGGATCGTGATTTATCAGGCCGGTGACGTTCGCGTGTCTGAACACCTGGCTGAGAAACTTTCGGCGATGCTCTGCGGCGTGAGGTTTGCCCTCCGACAGTTTGCTCGCCCGGATCTTCTCGATGTCGAACCGGTTCATCTGCGCGTATTTCAGATCGCCGAACTCGTCAGCGATTTGCTGAAGCACTCGAGCTCGAACCAGCTTCGTATTTTCCGCGAGAGACTTGAACCGGCCCGACCTTTTGTAATCGTCAATCAGCCAGGCCAGCGTGCCCCTTTTGAAATCGATAGCAATCGGCGCGATGCTACTGAGCTCGCCGAGCGCTTGACCATACTCGGTGAAGAACTCAGGGGTACGAGGATCATTGTGCAGCGTGATCGTTTTGCCATGCCGACGAACCTTAACCTTCAGATTACCCTGGCGATTGAAATCGATCTTGAGATATTTCAGCTTCGTCGCCTGGAGCGCGGCCATTATTTCGGCAACGTCGCTCCGCTTTTCATTCGTTTTGTTTGTCATGTTCCCACCTGTACCTCTCCTTCTACATTAGAATTTCACGGAAAAAACTCATCAATTTGCTCTGCATTTTGCAGACTATTTTTCAATGGCGTCTACAACCCGCTTCATCGTCGTTTCGGGGTAGGAGTCAAAAACTGACCAGCCGAGGCGCTTTTTTCTAAGGTCGTCCAACGCCTCAATCTCAACGATGCGCTGGCGGAGGCCTTGAGTGAACTGGTTGTGCTTGTGGCTATTGTCACAAATGACTTTGTAATACTGATAGGTGAAGCCCTCGAACATCACGATGAAAAGCCTCGACGGCCTGACCAGCTTTTGACGCTTGTCGTCGCCCTCCATCGGAACGAGGCTGATGTAACCGGCTTCTTGAGCTTGCCGGATCAGCCGCTGAAATTGGCTATCCGGCACAGTTGCACAGTGAGCCTTCAGCTCTTGGCGAGTCAGCCAGTAGCCTCTGTTCCACGCCTCGGCGATGGCGTAGCAGATTTCTGACGCATAGCGGTTTTGAAACCAGAATTTTCGAGCCGGAGATGCGTCGGGTTTCCAGGCTTCTTCCAGCCACCATAACCGCGCTTCGCAGTACGCCGACATGAACTCCCGATATTCGCCGAACTCGCTTTGCTGCTGGAGCGGCACATCGGTGTCCCCAAGGGTATCCCAGTTTATGTTGCCCTGCACACTTGGTATTTTCTTAGCCATTTTTCTCACTCCTCTTGATTACGTTCCTGACGCTGCTCGGGTACCACCTGGTCCCGCCGCGAGCTGTCTTCACGCCCCTGGCCTCGAGGCCGTTGGCAATCTTTTGCAGTGTCGTGCAACCAAACTCTTGCAGCTCCTCGATCACCTTCATCACCTGGGCAGCGTGTTCGTCCGCGTCAGCCTTCGACTGCTCGCCGCCCAGGTACGCGCCCTTCTCTGGCGATGGCGAGCCCAGGACCGTACCGCGAGCCTTCGACGCCTCGAGCGCAGCCTTCGTCCGCTGGCTTATCAGCTCGGCTTCGTACTCGGCGACGTTGGTCATCATCTGCAACATGAATTTATTCTGAGCCGGATTGCCAAAGTCTGGAATGTCACAAGCGATAAACTTCGCCGGGCTCTCCAGTAGCGTAGACAGAAACGGCACGTTGCGCGTCAGCCGGTCGAGCTTAGCAACGATCAGGATTGCGCCCTGCTCCTCGCAAAGATCCAAAGCCTTCCGCAGCTCGGGCCGCTTGCGATCAGAACGCTTGCCACTCTCCATCTCTGTAAACTCGGCGATGATCTCCCATTTGCCACCGTTGAGATGCCGCTCGACAATCTCGCGCTGCGCCTCGAGGCCGAGTCCGCTCGCGCCCTGCTTGCGGGTCGAGACGCGATAGTACGCCACGTATTTACCGGAGTGTGGCACCCCTGCTTTATCGTTCATGTGTTGTCCCTCCTCTGTACACTTTCCAGTATGTGGGTATCGATTGGCATTTGTAAAGCCTACGCTGCCAGGTCGAACAGCGGCAGACCGATCAGGTCCATCGTCCGCTTGTCTTCGGTGGGCTTCGGCTTGAACTCGACGACTGCCGGCTCGGGCTTGTACTTGCCGGTCGCGACGTAGCTGGTCCGCAGCAGCCGGTAGATCGCTTTCCATTTGTCGCCGTGGACCGTGCCGTACCTGTCGTAGACCCGACCGTCGATGCGAACCCTGCCGCTGTTGTAGTCAATAACGTGCGCCAGCTCGTGGCACAGCAGCGCGGCGATGGGCATCAACTTGTCGTCGGCTGGGCCGTACAGGTTTCCGATCTCTGGGTCTTTGGCGATGGCTGGGTACTCGATCCAAACGCCGTCGCCTGGTGCCAGGTTGATCCGCTCGAAAGCATTGACCCATTTCCGGGCCTTGGGATCACGCAACCGGCGCTCGGTGCTCTTGTCCAGGCGCTCGGTCCATAACCGCAACCGCTCGGCAACGGCGTCGGGGTCATCGTAGTCCCAGCCCAGGTTCTTCATGGCGATGCTCATCCAGGGCTTGCCTTTGTACTTGCCGCCGTTGCTGCAACCTTTCCGGTTGGTGGTCTTGAGCACCAGGTCGCGCCGCCAACTGGTATCGATCCCGTTCATCTCGGCGATGTCCAGGATCTCCTCCGTCATGCGGGTGATGGTCGCTCTGTTGGTCATGGTCATCCCTCCTCGTTTGCGGTTTCCAGTTCCTCGAGCTCGTTCAGTACCTCGAGCACATAGTCGTATGTCGCGCCTGGGTACTTGCGGAGCTCAGTGGTGATCTCGTCGCTGTCCTCGCGGCTCGTTGCCTTGAGCCCGAGAGCGTAGAGCTCAGCGGCGTAGTCGGTCGGTGTCTTGAGAATGTTCATCCTCATTTCTCCTATGTGATCCGCATGATTTCGCCAGCCTTGGCTCGGCGTTCCCAATCGTCTGCCGCTTCGGTGTCACCCTCTGCGACTATCGTGGCGAGTGGTCGCTCATTTGTGTTCCGCTCGATGCCCTCCCAGATGAAATCGCGAACATCGTCGGCTTTGCCGTTGACGATCATGTTTTTCATCTTGCGGAACAGCTCGGGCTCGTCGTCTCGCAGCCTGTCGAACATCCGCTCGAGGTAGTCGGCGAAGGCTTTTTCTGGGGCCGTGTCAGTCATCTTTTTCGCTCCTCTCTGTCGGTTACCCTGTCTTTACACTTGATATATAAAA